ATGAAGGCCAATGTCAAGATCTGGGCCGGCGCCCTGGTCGTGCTCGATGCCGGCACCGCCGCGCCGGGCCGCACGGCGGCAAATCTTGTCGCGCTCGGCCGCGCCGAGGCGACGGCCGACAATACAGACGGCGCGGCGAACGCGATCCGGGTGAAGGTCCGGCGCGGCATCTTCGCCTTCAAGAACGAGGCGAGCGACCTTGTGACCGCCGCCGAGATCGGCGCGACCTGCTTCATCGTCGATGACGAAACCGTGGCGAAGACGAACGGGGCGAATACCCGTTCCGCCGCCGGCCGGGTCTTCGCCCTCGAGGGCGATCAGGTCTTCGTCGAGATCCTCTAACCGCCGCACCGGCAAAGGGCTCAATCATGATCATCAACCGCGCCAATCTCGGCGATCTCCGTACCGGCTTCCGGGCGAACTTCCAGGCGGGCTTTTCCGGGGTCGCGCCGATGTGGAACCGCATCGCCACGCTCGTCCCTTCGGCCACGGCCGAGGAGAAATATCCCTGGCTCGGCCAGATGCCGGGCATGCGCGAATGGATCGGCGAACGCCAGATCAAGAACATCGCCGAGCATGGCTATTCGATCCGCAACCGCTCGTTCGAGGATACCGTCTCGGTGCCGCGCGAGAGCATCGAGGACGATCAGTACGGCGTCTACGCGCCGATGATGACCGAGCTCGGCCGGGCGGTCGCGGCGCATCCCGACCAGCTCGTCTTCAACCTGATCAAGGCCGGCTTCGTGACCAATTGCTATGACGGCCAGTATTTCTTCGACACCGACCATCCGGTGCTCGACGAGGCCGGCACCGAGACCTCGGTCTCGAACATGCAGGCCGGCGCGGGTGCCGCCTGGTATCTCCTCGATACGAGCCGAGCGATCAAGCCGCTGATCTTCCAGGAGAGGAAGAAGCCCGAATTCGTCATGAAGGACAGCCCGGACGACGACAACGTCTTCATGCGGAAGGAATTCATCTACGGCGTCGACAACCGCTGCAATGTCGGGTTCGGCTTCTGGCAGATGGCCTTCGGCTCGAAGGCGACGCTCGACGCGACCAATCTGCAGGCCGCCTACACGGCAATGACGGTCATGAAGGGCGATTACGGCCGCCCGCTCGGCATCATGCCAAACCTCCTCGTCGTCAGCCCCACCAATTATTTCGCCGCGCTCGATCTCGTGAAGGCGCAGACCAAGGCGAATGGCGCGACCAACACGCTCAACGGTCTCGTCGAGGTGATGTCCTCGCCCTGGCTCGCCTGATTGGGGCTTTGAGCCAGAGCCCCGGCGCGCGGGTCATGCGTCGCGCCGGGGTTTCGCTCAACGTCCTTGAACCGCAATTGAAGGAGCGCCCGATGGCGAAGAAGAACGAACCCGAGTTGAACGAGGAGCCCGAGACCGCGCCCGCCGCCGGGCCGGATTACGTGGTGACGATCACCGCGCCCAGCCATCGCCGCCGCGCCGGCTTCGCCTTCGGCCCTGTGCCGACGCATCTCACCGCCGGCCAGCTCGACGACGAGAAGGTCGCGGCGCTCAAGGCCGATCCGCTGCTCTCGATCCGCCCCTACGAGCCCGAGCCGGAAGCGGGCGCCTGACGATCCGGAGCGAAGCCGGATGACGGCCGGGAAAGACCGGCGCCCTTTGATGCTTCGAGGCGACCATGAGCTACATCACGCGCGCCGATATCGAGGCGATCTACGGAGCCGAGCAGCTCCTGCGCCTCCTGCCCGCCGATGGCAGCCCGGACGCGCTCGTCGCCCAGGCCGCCGCGCTCGCGAGCGGCGAGGCCGATCTCTACCTCTCGAAACGCTATCCCGTGCCGCTCGCGCTCGTGCCCGATGGGCTCAAGGCGATGCTGGTCGATCTCGCCTGCTACCGCCTCGCGGTGACGCATGACCGGCTCACCGAGGAATTGACCGAGCGCGCGAAGGTCGCCCGGAAGACGCTGGAGATGATCGCCGCCGGCAAGGCCGGATTGGGCATCGCCGAACCCGCGACGGGGGGCGAACCGGCGCCGGGCGGAGCGGGAATCTCCTCCGACGATGGCGCGTATTTCACGAGCCGCGAGCGCAATTTCGGCCGCGAGCGGGGGCTCCCATGAGCAGAGCCAGCAAAAATGGCTGCCGGTTTTGCGTTCGGCCCTGCGGGAGGTCCGCATGATTGCGATCGACATGCGTGTCGAGGGGATCGAGACGGTCGAGCAGGCGCTCGCCCGCCTTGACCCGCTGCGCGCCGGCGAGCTGCTCAACGGCCTCGGCCGCATGATCCAGGAACAGACGCGCCGCCGGATCACCGGGGAAAAGACGTCTCCCGCCGGTGCATCGTGGAAGAAAAACCGTGCCGGAACGTCCATCCTCTATCGCTCGGGCACGCTCGCGCGCTCGATCGACTATGCCGTGCGCGGCGAGAGCGTTACGGTCGGAAGCGGGATCATCTACGCCGCCATCCACCAGTTCGGCGGCACGATCACCCCGAAACAGGCGAAGCGCCTGGTCTTCCGGATCGGCAACCGCACCATCTTTACGAAGAAGGTGACGATTCCCGCGCGCCCCTATCTCGGGATCTCGGGCGAGAACGCGGAGGATATCCTCGACCAGACCGCGCGCTTCCTGCGCGCCGCGATCGGTGGCGCGCGATGAGCCGTCTTTCGACCCATCTCGACGCGATCGCACTCTGGCTCACCGGAGAGATGCTCGGCGCCGAGCCGCTCGTCACCGAATGCCGGCGCCAGCTCGACCTGGTCGACGCGGAGGATATCTCGCGCGTCGCGTTCCGCTCGCCCGCCGGCTTCCTGGTCCTGCCGCGCGCGGAGCTGATCCGGCGCGCCGATGGCGGCCGCGATGCCGAACTCTGGCTGGGGATCGCCATCGCCGCGCAGGCGCGCCCGGGCGTCACCGCCGATGCCGAGGTGATCGATCGGGCGATCGAACTCGCGGCCCGGCTCGACGATCAGGATTTCGGCCAGGATGCCTGCCTGCCGCCGGCCGAGATCGAGCTCCGCCCGGTGCTGCAGGCTGCGATCGAGACCAAGGGCATCGCGGTCGCGGTGGTCTCGTTCCGGCAACGGCTGCTCGGCGTCGTCCCGCCCCCCGCGGCGAGCCAGGAGCTCATCGGCGCGACGGGCTCGGGCGAGCCGCGTCCTGGCGATCCGCAGACATTCCTGCGCGATGAGGGCGGGCTCACCCCCGAGGAACGCGCCATCGTCGATGGATGGAGCGCGCCATGAGCGATGCCGAATACATCGCCGAGCAGATCCGCGCGCTCCGCTCGGAGAACGAGGATCTCCGCCGCCGGCTCGCGAGCGTCGTGATGGTCGGCCAGGTGGTCGAGAGCCAGGGCGAGAAGGTGCGGCTCGAATTCGAGGCGAAGGACGCGGCGACCAGCAAACCCTTCCGCTCGCCGATGATCCGCCGCGCGAATTCCGCCGGCAAGGATGGCGCGGGCCACAAGGAACGCAACCGCCCCGCGATCGGCGAGACGATGGTGATGATATCGCCGAATGGCGAGATCGGCGCCCATTCCCGCGCGATGCCCTACGGCCCGACGGACGAGAGCGGCGAGCCCGCCGGCGACGAAAGCTTCCCGCGCATCCTCGCCGAGGGCAACGCCTCGATCGCGATCAAGGGCGGCGAAATCCGCCTCAAGGTCGGCGGGGCGGTGTTCACGCTGACCGAGGCGTCGATCAGGGCGCTCGTCGGCGGCGCGGAGCACGAGCTGACCGGCGCCGGCAATGATTTCCGGGGCGGCACGGTGCGCCATGACGGCGTGGTGATCGACAAGACCCACGGCCATGTCACCGCCCCGCCCGGCCCGCCCGGCCCGCCCGTTTCATGAAGGAGAGACCGATGGACACCAAAGCCTACCGCGCGACGCGCCCCGACATCGAATGGATCGCGGGGCGCCGCGTCCAGCCGGGCGAGCCGATCCGGCTCACCGATCGCGAGGCCGAACCCGAGCTCGCGCGCGGGCTGATCGAGCTGGTGCAAGACGTCGTTCCCGCCGCGGCTCCCGAGCCGGAACCCGCGCCGGCCCGGCCGCGCAAGGGCCGCGAGGATTAACATGCGCGCCGGGATGGACGAGGCGACCGGGCGGATCGTGACGGGCTGGGACCATGTCGAGATGGTCATCCGGCGCTGCCTCACGACGCGCCCGGGCAGCCTGGTCCTGCGCCGGCGCATCGGCTCCGCGCTCAAGGCGCTCCAGGACGAGAACATGACCGGCGAGACCGTTCTCGCCGCCTATTCCGCGATCGCCGAGGCGCTCTCGCCCGCGAACCCGAACTGGGGCGAGCCGGGTTTTCGCCTGCGTGCCATCAAGATGATCGGGATCGACCGCATGGGCCAACTCGGCCTCGTTCTGACCGGCGACTATTTCCCGAACGGCCATCTCGGCGATTTCTCGACGCGTGAAACCGGCGCGACCACGATCCCGGTGAGGCAGGTGCAATGAGCCGCTTCTCCGAGATCGATCTCGCCGGCTACGCGCTGCCCGACATCCTCGAGGCGCTCGATGTCGAGGCATATCTGGCGGCCAACAAGACGCGGTTCACCCAGGCCTGGGACGCGATCCGCGAGAGCCGGCCGCCGATCGACACGCTCGCGCTCGAGCACGAGCCGGTGACCGCCCAGCTGCGCGTCGCGGCCGACCTCGAGCGGATGCTGCGCGGCCATGTCAACGACCGCATCAAGCAGGTGACGCTCGCCGGCGCGCGCGGGGCGATGCTCGATCATATCGCCATGACCTATTTCGCCGGGCTCACGCGCCGGATCGTGGTGGCGGCGAATGCGACAACCGGCGCGCCGGCGATCCTTGAGGACGACGAAACCTTCCGCTCCCGCATCGCGCTTTCGCCGGAGAGCTGGTCGACCTGCGGGCCCGAAGGCGCCTATCTCTTCTGGTCGCTGACCGCCTCGGGCGAAATCCTCGATGTCGCGGCCTATTCGGAGGACGAGGGCGTCTGCCTCGCGCCCCGGATCCGCGTTGTCATCCTGCCGCGCACCGATGCGACAATGCCGGACGCGAGCCTGCGCGCCGCCGTTCAAACGGTGTTGAACCGCCGTGAAATCCGGCCGATGGGCGATCTGGTTACCGTCGAAAGCGCGATCCCGCTTGCCTACAATGTCGCGATCACGCTCAAGGTGCGCGCCGGCGCCTCGGCCGAGATCGTGCGCCAGGCGGCGGAGAAGCGCGTGCGGGCCTATTGCGAAGGCCTCCTGCGCTGGATCGGCGATGATCTTTCCGGCCCGGTCTGGCTGATCGGCCGGCGCATCCTGCGCGACACGATCGCCGGCCGCGCCTATGGCGATGATCCGAACATCGTCGAGGTGATCGTCACCGCGCCGGCGGCGGATATCAACGCGCCGGATGCGGGCTATACCGAGGCCGCGCTCGCTGGCGTGGGGACGGAAGGGTTCGCCCCGCTCGAGCCCGGGATCACCGCGCATCTCTTCCGCGCGCCCCGGCTCGGCACGCTCACGATCACGACCGAGACCGCGACCGGCGGGGTGCTCGGATGAAAGCGCTCGTTCCTGCCAATCACCGGCCGTTCGAACACGCGCTCGCCGAGGTTCTCGCGCCGATCCGCGCGATCGATCCGCGCGCGATCGAGCAGGTCTGGAACGCCTGGTCCTCGCCGGCGCCGCTCCTGCCGTTCCTGGGCTACGCGCTCTCGGTCGATTTCTGGGACGATGCGTGGGACGAAATCCGCAAGCGCCAGGCCATTGCCGAGAGTCCGGATTATCACCGCCGCAAGGGCACGCGCGCGGCCGTCGAGGATGCGCTGGCTCTCGCGCGCCGGGACGTTGTGATCGCCGAGTGGTGGCAGGTCCTCCCCCCGGCGCGGCGCGGCACGTTCCACGTCACGATCCTGCTTGGAGACGACGAGGAAGCGTTGCCCGCGCCCGATATGGCCCTCGCGCGGCGCCTGGTGAGGCTGGCCAAGCCGAAGAGCCGGGCCTTCACCCTGGCGGCAAGCCATTTCGTGACGGGCGAGGTTTCGGTGCGGGTCGGGATTGCCGCTGGTGGCGGGCCGATCCTGATGGTCGAGCCGGATCCGATCGAACTGAATTTCACGCCCCGCGTCTGGCTCGCGCCGAGCGCCGGCGTGCCGCTCGAAGTCCAATGAGGTAAAGCCGATGAGCAAGATCACGATCCTCACCACCGCCGGCAGGAACCTGCTCGCCGGGGCCATCGCCAATGCGCAGGCGATCCCCTCGGCGAAGATCGTCGTCGGTGACGGGGACGGCGCGACCTACGTGCCGGTTGCGAGCCAGGTGGCGCTCGTCAATCAGGTCTGGACTTCAGACGCGACGGTGACGGTCACCGAGGACAAGGTTTTTTTTCAAGCGACGATCCCGGTCGAGGATGGCCCGTTCACCGTGCGCGAGGCCGGCGTCCTGCTCGGCGAGGTGGGTGCCGAGCAGCTCTTCATCGTCTCGCAATACAACGTGACCGAGAAGCTGGCATCGCCGGCGAATGGCGCAGGACCACTCACGGTTACCATCGGGTTCTCGGCCGCCGCGTCCGAGATCGCCGTGCTGCCGGTTTCGCAAGGCACGAATGCGATGCTCGCCCTCGCCAGCGTGCCGCATATCACGGTCCTGGACCGCGTGACGGCCACGCCGGCGGTCCCGGCGGATGGTGATATCTATGCGGTGGCGACCGGCGCGACGGGGATCTTCTCGGGCAAGGGCGGGCAGCTCGCCGAGCGCGTCGCGGGCGCGTGGCTGTTCAAGCAGCCCCCGGTGCATTCGATCATCCGCCTTGCGTCGGACGGCTCGTGGAAGGAGCGCAGCGGGGCCGATTGGGTCCCCTACGCCTTCCCATCCGCCGCGATCGCCTGGAATGACGTCACAGGCAAGCCGGCGAGCTTTCCGCCATCGGCGCACGCGCATGTGATCAGCGATGTCGACACGCTCCAGGCGGCGCTCGACGGGAAGGCACCGACAACCCGTTCGCTCTCGACCGATGGCATCATCCGGATCGATGGCGGGTCGCTCGCCAATCTCTCCGCCAACCGCGCGCTCTCGATCGATCTGAATGCTCTGAGGGCGGCTCTTGGCGTGGGGCGGAAGCTCATCGCCGTCGGCGCTCTCACTGCATATAACCAGAATGTGGCCTTCGCGGCACCCGAGCCCGACACTGGCTATTCAGGCACGGCCCTGTTCGTCGTTCCGATCAGCGACGGCGGCCAGAACACGATCGGCGCGACTGCCGATGCGACATCGAAAACCAGCACCGGCTGCGCATTCCAATCCCCGGTCCTCTCCGGCAATCCAGCCAGTTACGGCGGCATCTACATCATCTGGCGCTGAAGGAGACATCCATGAAAGCCATTGTATTTCCGAACGCGGCCGGAGTGATTTCCGAGGCCGGCAAGATCATCGGCCAGCCTGTCGCTGCGAGCGCGGTCATTGTCGATATCGCCTCGCTCGACATCGAACCGATGACGGCGGCGCGGCTGCGCGCGGATGGGTCGGTCGAGATCGTCCCGAACCATGTCGGCTCCGGCCCCTGGTATGACCAGGACGCGAATACCGCCGATCGCCTCACGCCGATCGAGATCACCGAGCTCGGGATCGAGCCGGCGCCGGGCTGGGCCATGACCCCTCGGCCGGAGACAGCTCAGGAGATAACCGCCCGCGAAGCGGCCGAGGCCACGGCGCGCGCGGCGGCCGAGACCCTGGCTCGCGCCAATGCCGTCGTGACCCGACGTCAGTTCCGCCTGGCTCTGTTCCAGCTCGATCTCCTCGATGACGTCGAGGCGATCATGGCGGACCCCGCGACCCCGCGCGCGACCGTGATCGACTGGCAGGACGCCACGGAATTCCACCGATCCTGGCCAGCATGGGAGGCGTTCTTGCCGCTGATGAACAAGACCGAGGCGGACCTTGATCAGGTCTTCGCGCTCGCGAAGACGCTGTGATGGGCGCCGGCGTTCAACAGGGGCTCAGGCGCCTTGGGTCCGGGCTCGCCTGGCATGGCGAGCAGGTGGCGCGCGCGTCTTCCCGCCTCGTCAACGCCATGCTGGGCGGCGAGGGCGACACCACGTTCTCGGCCTATTCCTGGCACCTCGCCGCCCATGGCCGGCGTCAATCCTCGCGCGCCTTCGGGCGCATCCGCGTCGTGGTTGT